ATTGCCGTTTCGGGACTTGTTAGCTCGAACGCCTTTGCGACCACGTCCGTATCTTTGATGGACACGCTCAAGCAAAACGCATCTTTGTACCGCAGCAAGGCGGACGCAATCCTGCAGAACATGTTGAAATGCGGAGACGGGTTAAACGAGGTACTTGATATCATCGACTCTGACCCAGCATCGCAGGTTTATCAAATCACACGCGACCTGGCATCGAGCATCGCGGTTATGACCATCGTCATTTCCGACGTCGTAATCGAGTGCACCTCTTTGATTTCAGACTTGGACGCTGGAGACATCAGTTCAGCAACAAACAGGGTGGCATCACTCGCAACAAAGAGCCTCGAGGTTCAAAGTCGCGCCGCTCAAATCATGGATAATTCGGCAAGTCTCACATCATACGCAATCACACAATGACACATACCATTTACACAACAGTGGAGGGGGACCGTTGGGACACGGTTGCCTTCAAGGCATACGGAGACCCGATGAAGATAAGCCCAATCATTGAGGCGAATCCTCACGTTCCAAAATCTGCGGTGATTCCTGCAGGCATAAACCTGTACGTTCCAATTGAGGAACTTCCGACTGTCAACAATTCAATATTGCCACCATGGAAACGGTAAAAACTCCCCGATTTAAGGTGGTGTACGAGGGCAAGGACATCACGAAGGACATCACCAAAAACATGGTGCAGGTGTCCTATACGGATAATGCCTCCGAACAGTCGGATGAGATATCTTTCACGGTTGAGGACACGAAAGGTCTATGGCGTGGCTCGTGGTATCCGGCGAAGGGGGACAAGGTCAGCCTTTCAATTGGCTACGGTAACGAGCTCCTTGAGTGCGGGACGTTCACAGTTGACGAGATTGAAATAAGCGGGCCACCCGACACGGTGACTATTCGCGCTTTGGCGGCTGCAATAAGCTCACCGCTTCGCACGAAAAACAGCAAGGCGCACGAAAAGCAATCGCTTAGACAGATAGCAAACGGCATCGCTGGCAAGTACGGCTACACAATTGTTGCGACAGACGGGAGCTCATCGCTCCTGGATAATATTCGCATTGATCGGGTGACCCAAAACAGAGAGACAGACCTTGCCTTTTTGAGCCGCGTGGGTGGCGAGTATGGAATCATCTTTTCGGTGCGTGACAAAAAGCTCGTGTTCTCGTCCATTTATGACATTGAGAACGGTCAGCCTGTTTTGGAAATCGACCGCACAGACATGATTCGCTACTCGTTCAAGGACAAGTCGACGAAGTCGTACAAGAAGGCGCGCGTTCGTCACAAGCACGTTTCATCGAACGAGAATATTGAGTTCATTTACGACGGTGACGAGCAGGAGCAAAAGGAGTCAGGCGACACGCTAGAGGTTCACGCTCGTGCAGAAAACACGCAGCAAGCCGAAGCGAAGGCGAAGGCGAAACTGCACCACGCAAACAGCTCGGGTAAGGAGGCAAATTTCTCCGTTCCTGGCAACCCGCTATTGGTAGCCGGAAATAATGTAACGGTTACCGGTCTAGGCAATTTGTCGGGTAAGTTCCACATCAAGCGCTCAACGCACTCAATTAGCACGAGTGGGTACACAACCGACTGCGAGATTTATAAGCCTTCCAGCGTGAGCAAGCGGTCTGTCAAAGCGACTACTACGCAAGCTCCGGCGCAAAACACTCAGTTCATTTACGACGGTAACGGATAAATTCAAAGAAAATCATATATTTGTACTATGATAAGATACGGCATCATTTCGGAAATTGACCCCGCTAAGGGTGTCGCTCGTGTGAAATTCGAGGAGGACGACATCGTGTCGGACTGGCTTCGCATTTCCGTACCCAACACGTCCGAGAATAAGGACGAGCGTTGGTATGACCTCAATGAACCGGTTTGGTGCATCATGGATGAGCACGCCGAAACGGGTGTCATCGGTGGTTCCTATTATCATGAGGGCAACACGCCTCCAATTGGCGACCCCAATAAGCGGGCTGTTACTTTCAGCGACGGCACAAAAGTTGTCTACGACCGTGCAACGAGCTTACTCGAGGTGTCGTGCGTGGGAGACGTCATAATCAAGTGCGTCAACGCAACGGTGGAGGCGAGCTCATCGGTAACGATTGACACGCCCGAGTCTACATTCACGGGAAATGTACAGGTAGACGGCAACCTCGGTGTTAACGGTGACGCGACATCGCAGGGAAGCTTGAACGTCCAGGGCACAATCAAGTCGGACACGGAGGTTCAAGCCGGCGTAATCAAATTAACAAGCCACAAGCACACAGGCGTTCAACCTGGTGGCGGCATAACGGCAACACCAATTCCATAAGACATGCAAGAAACAATCACATCCGGATATTGGCAAATGAAACTTGCGGAGCCTGGCATCGTCCAGGGGCTCTCCGACATTCAGCAATGTATCTACATTATTCTAGTGACCAAAAAAGGCACTGACCCAACCCGCCCAAATTTTGGGTGTGGCATCTATGACTATATCGACAAGCCCATAAACATTGCGCTCCCAAATATGAAGCGCGAAATTGCAGAAGCGATTGCCGTTTATGAGCCTCGCGTCAAAATAATTCGTATATTGCACGCTGTTGACGTCGAGCATTTAACATTCGAAATCGAGTGGAAATTCAAAGACCAAACAGGAACAACAAAAGTAAGCTATGGCAACTCCTGAATTTATAGATAGAGATTTACAGGCGATCATCGATGACATGATTGCCGACTATGAGCAACGGACAGGGCGCACGCTCTACCCAGCTCAAGCAGAGCGCTTGCTCATCAACACATTTGCATATCGTGAGCAGCTTGTTCGGGAGAAAATCCAATATGCTGCAACGCAGAACCTGGTGGACTTCTCGAACGCGCCCGTATTGGACTACCTTGGAGCACTCCTTGGCGTTCAGCGTTTGGCGGCTTCGAAATCTACGTGCAAGGTGGCATTCAGCTTAGTGGGAAACACGAGCTCGTTTGTGACTATTCCACAAGGAACACGTGTAGCATCGGCAGATGGGCAGGTGGTGTTTCAGACCATCTACGGCGCTTCAATTGCACCAGGTGTGACCGCTGCACTTCTTGATATGGAGGCGCTGACAGCCGGCGCATCTGCAAACAACCTTGCTATTGGCACGGTCAAGGTAATTCTTGACCCGCAGCCGTTTGTTTCGGGCGCTGCAAATACCACAGTTAGCGGAGGTGGAGCGGACGAGGAATCCGACACAGAACTTCGCGAGCGTATAAAGCTGGCACCGGCATCGTTTTCAAATGCGGGAAGCCGTGGGGCTTATGAATATTTTGCGCGCTCGGCATCGCCGTCTATTATCGACGTGGTAGTGCTTGGTCCAAATGACACTCCGGCTACTGCGCCTGGGGAGGTCGAAGTCTATCCGCTTATGGAAGACGGAAGCCAAGCTCCTCAAACGGTATTGGATCTCGTTTCGGCTGCGGTTAACTCCGAGAAGGTGCGACCACTTACCGACCAGGTAACAGTTATCGCTCCGACAAAGGTCGACTACACACTCGATGTCAACCTTACAATTTTTACGGACGCCATTTCGGCAACCGTTCAGGCTGCAGTTATGGCAAGCCTTAATGCCTTCGCGTTGGAAAAACGCAAGTCGCTAGGGCAGGACATCATGCGCTCGCAAATCATAGCGCGTTGCATGGTTGATGGCGTTTATAATGCTGCCGTTGCTGTGCCGGCCGCTGACCTCATTATGTCGTCAGTTCAGTACGGTTTCTGCACGGGAATCACTGTTAATGTAATCGGCACTACAAATGGGTAATTTACTAGCATCAGGAATAGCGGACGCGGTTCACCTCAAAGCATTCGACGAAATGGTTGAGGAGCGCTTTGCCAACCTCGATGTTGGTGCCGTTCTCATCTACCTTATCGACAAGGTAAAAGCAGACGCGCTTCCAATTTTGGCGGAGCAGTTCGACGTCCTCGGTTACAAGGGCTACGGATTAGCAAGTACCGAGCAGCAAAAACGGAACGTCATCAAGAAGGCGATTGAGCTTCACCGTTACAAGGGTACTCCATGGAGTATCAAAGAGGCGCTGAAATCAATCGGCTATTACAATGCTGTCATTCAAGAGCGATACCTTGGTGGTATCATTCACGACGGCCATGACACACACAACGGGTCGGAATTATACGGCTCCGGATCTTGGGCCGACTTTCGCGTTATTATTGACCTCGGTTCCACAGGTGGTGTGAATGCCACATCGGCTGCAGATGCGGTCAAGCTCATTCTTGAATACAAAAACGTAAGGAGCAGGCTACTCGATATCTCGTACACGGCAACGCTTGTCGAGTACTTCACGGGAATTACTGAACAGTTGGAAGTAAACGTGGAATCAAGTGTTGTTCAAACGCTTGGAACATATTATGATAATTCATATATTTACGACACGGGATCAACCCATGGAACTGTGGACGAAAATCTTAATTTAACAATAACGCAATAATGGCAAAAGAAATTATATCGGCTAAGGGCTCTGTATTTTTGCAAATATGGAACGCTAAAGGGGAACTGCTCGAGACAATCAAGCAGGACAACCTAATTGTGAACATCGGGAAGCAGGCAATGGCTGTTTTGCTCGGCTCTGCAGACCCAGGAAGTTCGGTTACAAAAATCGGATTCGGAACGAGTGCAAATCCCGTAGCCGGTGCGGACACATCACTGACTGGTGCGTACGTGAAGGCAGTTGACGGCGTGAGCTTCAACGGAACCAGCGCAATATTCGACTACGCACTAGAGCTCAACGAAATGAATGGCGTTACCATTCGCGAGTTTGGCCTGTACAGTGATAACGACCAGCTATTCAGTCGCATCACACGAAATGCAATCAGCAAGACGAGCGATATTCGCTTGTCAGGAAATTGGACAATAACTTTTTAAATAGATAGCAATGGCAGATTTACCAGAAGTCTCCCAATGGGAGAATGTATATCAGATTGAGGTCACAGACCCCGTCCAGGGAGGCACCAATGGTACGACGAACGTACCTTTGAAGAACCTTACCAATAGAACAAAGTACCTTTATGACCAGCTCGCAACTGCAGTATCGGGTTTAAACTCGGCAGCCGCATCGGTAACAAACCACGAAGGGCGTATCACCTCAAACGAGGCGGACATCCTAGCGT